GGTGTGGCCAAGAGGGTTCGCACCCAGCCGGCCAAGTCACTCTGCACGTTGGCGATCATGCGTTCCTTGGCTGCTGTCTTGAAGGCAGGGGCTGCTGGGTTGAAGTCGCCGGTGTCGCGGTTCAGCAGGTAGTGGAAGACCGCCTTGCTGCCGCCGGTGTCCAGCCACAGGTCGTAGTTCATGTAGAACTCTTCTTCCATGGGACCGACCTGCACCTCATGGATGAAGAAGCGGCGGTCGTCGTCTTCAAGGAAGAACGAGTCTGGATGGTTGGCCGTGAAGAAGTAGTTGATGCAGTCAGGCACGACGTAGGTCGGCACGTACTTGCCATTGACTCGGAGCTCGCGCTGCGTGATGAGCTTCTTCAAGAAGTCGGCATCGGCCCGCTTGTTGGACCCCGTCACGTCATCGCCCATGACGAACTGCTTGCCTTCCGCCCACTCGTTGAAGCTGTTGTGCAGATCCATCTGACTGATCTCGGTGAAGTTCTGCCCGTAGATTCGACCCAGTGTGTAACCGATCAGCGACTTACCTGTGCCGTGACGGATACCGTGCAGGACTGCCGAGCTGAACAGCTTCGTGCCTGGATGCTGCAAAGGATACGCGCACCAGTTGAGAAACCAGTCCATGGCCTCAGGCTCACTGCCCTTGAAGATGTGGCCAACGAGCTCAAGGAACGGCGTGACGTCGTCCTCAACAGGCTCGACACCCCAGCCCGGCCAGATGTTGAACATGGGGCGAGGATCCTGGATGAAGCGGCCGTCGCCCGGCTTGTACGTGATCTTCGTGACCTCGGTGCGGAGTGGCCACTTGAGCCAAGCAGCAGCAGCTGAGACTGCCTTGAAGGAGACTGAACCATCTTGCTTGAGACTACGCTCGTGGTAGTTCAGGGGAGCCTGCAGATGCTCCTTGAAGGCAGACGGACTTGCCTTGAACCGAGTGTCTTGGTCGACGATGAGACCAGGGTCTTGCACGTAGACGTACTTCTCATTGAGACCCCAAAGCGGTGCGGTCAGGCCCAGCGGCTCGGCTTCCGTGAGCAGGCCGCGAAACATCGAAACGGCCGAGGGTCCGGCATGTACGAGGAAGTCGTCAAGGCCTACCTTCTCGAGGCCAGGCAGCTGAGGCAGCGAGACGAGATGCACGAAGCAACCGCGGCGGTGGAGCTCCTCACCAAGCTCACGAAGGGCTGCGCACACCATGGGATTGGTCTTGTAGTCGGAGTCGAAGCAGATGTAGACGTTGCGCTTCAGCCAGATGACTGAGTCGAGACTGGGCAGCCACGTGAGTCCAAGGCGGTGACTGCGCCAGTTGTACACACCACCCAGCCCGATGGTGGGGAAGCCTTCCTTGCAGGCCTTGGCGGCCTTGAGCTCGCCTTCAGTAAGGATGATCGGCTGGTCCGTGTCGCTGAGGATGGTTGACCAGTCTTGGTTGCCTGGGTAGTAGGCGACTGGAGCCGTGTTGGGTTCTTGCACGTACCTGACCGGCTTCTTCTCAGTCATTGACGCGAAGTCAGTCGGCGTCTCAAGGTAGCGGATGCGGTAGAACGGCTTGGCGCCGGGCCAGTCGGAGATAGGAAACCCTGCTGGATCGAGGTACTCGATCTTCAGGCTGCAGAGTTGCTTGAATGCTTGATGATGTTGTGCTGTCTGCTGAGCGCTGAGCGCCGTCATTTTCAGTAGCTTAGCGTCTTCGAGAGTGAGTCCACTTCCCTTGAGCTTGGTTTCTACTAATGCAGTTGCTTTGTGGTCGGTGGTTGGAGCCACCTTCTTAGTCTTGGTTGCCATCTTGTTTCGGTCCTCAATTCGTCGATCATAGCCGCCTCAGCATCGGCCCACCGTGCGCTCAGCCGCACGAAAAGGTGTTCGCCTGGCCACATCACTTGCTGAGGGCGATCGACGCGGGACCTAGGTTGTGGGCAACCGAAGGAGACACGACACGGCCAGGCGAACAGTCGAGATTGTAGTCCGTCGGCAACAGTTCTGTAAACAATGGATTACGCGACGTAAGAAATGGGCTATGTGGAGTGAAGAAAGCTGTTACGGATCAAGCACTTAGCCCACTTTGCTACACCTGCTACAGATCTTGGCTCCCGCTACAGATTATTCTCAACTACTCAACCCCCTATTCTCTCTTCTCTCTATATCTACTTCTTCTTCTTCTTCTTCTTCTATAGAAAAGTAAGAATAATCTGTAGTATCTGTAGAAAGTCTTATAAATCAAGTACTTAGGTCGCTACACATTGCCGCTACACAGGCTACGCCACCGCAGATGTGTAGCGGCCATAAAGCGGGTGTACGAAGAACTCCACACGTGATAGAGCGGTTTACGCCTCCAGTGAAACGGTTTACGATCCACTTCCATCGTGGTAAACAACCAGAAAACCTTTGTGGAGATTAGATTATGGCAGTTGGTGGACCAAGACCAGGCAGTGGACGGCCGAAAGGCTCAGTGACGAAGGTCACTGCCAAGGCCCGCGAAGCCGCCATGGAGACCGGATTGCTCCCACATGAGTGGTTGCTGAAAGTCAGCCGTGGTGAGGGCGTCGTGCACAAGCGCTGGGTCGTCAAGTACGATGCCAAAGGCAATGAGAAGAGTCGCGACCTTGTGGAAGAAGAAGTCTACGCAGACTTTCCCACGCGCATCGATGCTGCGAAAGCAGCTGCTCCGTTCTATGCACCGCGCCTCGCCGTGCAAACAGTCTCCGTCAGCGGCAACTCAGATGCTGTGGCTGAGACCCTTAAATCGATTGCGGAGAAGCTGCCTGTATGATTGAGCTCGCCCATCAAAAGGACATGGAACGCTGGTACCCGCTAACTGAGCACCAGGTCCAGACCGACCTCGTCAATGACAAGGTGCGGTTCAAGGTGGTCCCAGCAGGGCGTCGATCAGGCAAGACTGAAAGGGCCAAGCGCTTCGTGGTGCGTGAGGCCATGAGAGAACCTGGGCCTTACTTCGTGGCTGCTCCTACTCGGGATCAGGTCAAGCGGATCTACTGGCAAGACCTCAAGCGTCTCTGCTTCACGTCCGTTCTCGGCGACCGCTCAGTCAGCGAGTCTGAGCTTCAGATCAGAATGCCCAACGGCAGCACGATCAGCCTCATCGGTCTTGACCAGCCTCAGCGCATGGAAGGTGTGCTCTGGATCGGAGGCGTCATTGATGAGATTGCCGACGTCCGTGACGGCGCATGGCAAGAGAACATCAGCCCAGCACTTGACACGTTCAACCCGCTGAAGCCTGACTACCGCCCATGGTGCTGGCTGATCGGGGTTCCTGACGGCTTGAACCACTACTTCGAGATGGCTGAGTACGCTCGGTCGTCGGGCGATCCTGACTGGAAGCTGTATACGTGGAAGAGCTCAGACATCCTGCCTAAGGACGTGATCGATGCAGCCAAGCGCCGCATGTCGCCACGTCAGTATCGTCAGGAATACGAGGCCAGCTTCGAGACCGCGTCGGGCCGCGTGTACGAGGACTACAGTCCGGACAACTACACCACTGAGGTTATCAAGCCCAATGAGCAGCTGATGTGGCACCATGACTTCAACTTCACGCCCATGAGCTCAGGCGTTGGTGTGCGTCGTGGCAATGACTTCTACATCCTTGACGAGATTGTCCTTCAGTCCGCAGTGGCTCGGCAGTCGGCTCTTGAGTTCGTGGAGAAGTTCAAGAACCACACCAACCGCAGCGTCATCATCTACGGCGACCCTGCAGGCCGGGCTGGTGAGAAGCATGGGCACGCCTCAGACTACACCGAGATGGAGCAGGTGCTGCGCGCCAACAACTGGACCGTGACTCGCAAGGTGAAGAACGCTGCTCCGGCCATCAAGGATCGGCAGAACGCCGTGCGAGCCAAGATCAAGAACGCCAAGGGCGAGGTCAGTCTGTTCGTGAACATTGAGAAGGCTAAGTACGTTCACAAGGGCTTTGCCACAGTGCAGATCAAGAAGGGCAGCACCTTCCTCGAGGAGGACAGCGAGTACCAGCACATCACCACCGCAGTCGGCTACTGCGTCGACTACGAATGGCCGATCAACTTCAAGAAGGACGTCAAGGTCGAGCCGATCGCGTCCACCCATCACTTCAACCGATAAGGAACCACCATGGCCCGACCATCCAAAGAGCAACGACTTGCTGCCATCCACCAGGAGGCGCTCACTGAGTTTGACAACATCCAATCTGCCTTGCGCGATGAGCGACTGCAGTGCCTCCAAGACCGCCGCTTCTACTCGATCGCAGGTGCTCAGTGGGAAGGTCCATTGGGCGAGCAGTTTGAGAACAAGCCCAAGTTCGAGGTCAACAAGATCCACTTGGCTGTCATCCGCATCATCAACGAGTATCGCAACAACCGCATCACCGTCGACTTCGTGAGCAAGGAAGGCAAGGAGTACGACAAGCTGGCTGACACGTGTGACGGTCTGTACCGAGCCGATGAGCAGGACAGCGGAGCTGAAGAAGCTTACGACAACGCCTTCGAGGAAGGTGTGGCCGGTGGCTTTGGGGCTTGGCGTCTGCGCACCGTGTACGAGAATGAAGAGGATGAGGAAGACGAGAAGCAGCGGATCCGCATTGAGCCGATCTTCGATGCCGACTCGTCTGTGTTCTTTGACCTGAACGCCAAGCGCCAAGACAAGGCCGATGCCAAGCGCTGCTTCGTCATCACGTCCATGACGCGCCAAGCGTACAAGGATGAATGGGGCGATGATCCTGCTTCCTGGCCGAAGGAAGTCCATCAGTACGAGTTTGACTGGCTGACTCCTGACGTCGTCTTTGTGGCTGAGTACTACCGCGTCGAGGAGACACGTGAGACCGTTTACGTCTGGGAGACCATTGACGGTGAGGAGGAACGCTACAAGGACGCCGACTTCGAGGCTGATGAGACTTTGGAAGAGCGTCTGTTGGCAGTGGGCAGCAAGGAAGTTCGCCAGAAGAACATCAAGCGCCGTCGTGTCCGCAAGTACATCCTGTCCGGCGCCAAGATCCTCGAGGACTGCGGCTACATCGCTGGCAAGTGCATCCCCATTGTGCCCATGTACGGCAAGCGCTGGTTCGTGGACAACGTGGAACGCTGCATGGGTCACGTCCGCTTGGCCAAGGACGCTCAGCGACTGAAGAACATGCAGCTGTCGAAGCTCGGTGAAATCAGCGCTCTGTCCTCGGTTGAGAAGCCGATCCTGACGCCTGAGCAGGTTGCTGGCCACCAGATGATGTGGGCCGATGACAACATCAAGAACTACCCCTACCTGCTGGTCAACCCCATCACCGACGCCAATGGCAACCAAGCCATCTCTGGTCCGATCGGCTACACCAAGCCTCCTCAGATCCCTCAGGCCTTGGCTGCTCTGCTGCAGATCACTGAGCAGGACATGCAAGACCTGCTTGGCAACCAGCAGGCCGGTGAGGAGCTGCAGCCCAATATCAGTGGCAAGGCGGTTGAGCTCGTGCAAAACAAGCTCGACATGCAGACCTTCATCTACATGAGCAACATGAGCAAGGCCGTCAAGCGCTCAGGTGAAATCTGGTTGAGCATGGCCAAGGATGTGCTGGTCGAAGAAGGCCGCAAGATGAAGTCCATTGGCCCACAAAACGAGATGCAGTCGGTTGAGCTGGCCAAGCCTGTGGTCAACGAGAAGGGCGAGATTGAAACTGAGAACGACCTGTCCGAAGCCGAGTTCGACGTCAATGTGGATGTCGGCCCATCGTCCTCGAGCAAGCGTGCTGCCACGGTCCGCGCCCTGACTGGCATGGCCTCCTTGACCGATGACGCTGAGACCAAGCAGGTCCTGGGCGCCATGGCCATGATGAACATGGAAGGCGAGGGCATCACTGAGGTGCGTGACTACTTCCGCAAGAAGCTGCTCCGCATGGGAGTTGTCAAGCCCACAGAGGAAGAACAGCAGACCATGGCTGATGAGCAGGCCAACGCGCAGCCCGATCCGAATACTCAGTACCTGCAGGCGGCAGCTGATGAGGCCTCGGCCAACGCCACTCAGGCCCGCGCCAAGACCATCCTCACGGTGGCCCAGGCAGACGAAACCAAGGCCAAAACCATGAAGACCCTGGCTGAAGTGGACTCGACAGAACAGCGCCAGGCCATGGAGGTCATTGAAAAGTTCGGTGGTTTGGGCCAAGTCCAACCGCAAGGGGCCGAAACTGTATCACAGAACGGCATTCCACTGTAAGATCTTTGTTTATGCGGTTCCCACCCAGCCGCTTTAATGGGTGAGTTTTGAATGGGGTCATGAAATGAGCAAAAAGGCAGACGGTCAAGCAACGACAGACGATGAAGTGGTAACCTTGGAAGACGAAACCACGGTTGTTGACGGCGAGGGCGAAGAAGGTGGTGAACAGACCACAGACGAAACCCAGTCCGATGACAATGAAGGTGAAGGCACCCAGGAAACTACCGCCGAGTCTGACGACGTTGTCGTGACCATTGGTGAGGAAGCGCCGCCCACCGAGGAAGAGACCCAAGCACCTGAATGGGTACGTGAACTGCGCAAGACCAATCGCGAGGACAAGCGTCGCATCCGTGAACTGGAAGAGAAGCTGAATGCCACCAAGGCCGCTGAGACCAAGCCGGCAGCCCTGGGTAAGAAGCCCACTCTCGAAGACCACGACTACGACACTGAGAAGTTCGAGCAAGCACTGACAGCCTGGTACGACCGGAAACGTGAAGCCGACCAAGCTGCTGCCCAAGCCGAAGCTGCCCAGAAGGAACAGCAGAAAGCTTGGCAGGCCAAGTTGGACGCCTACGGTGTAGCCAAAACTGCACTGAAGGTCAAGGACTTTGATGACGCCGAGGCAGTAGCCCAGGACGTCTTCAACGTCACCCAGCAAGGCATCATGCTGCAAGGAGCTGAGAACCCCGCACTGGTCATTTATGCGCTGGGCAAGAACCCGAAGAAGGCCAGGGAAATCTCGACCATCACCGACCCCGTGAAATTTGCTTTCGCGGTGGCTAAACTGGAGACTCAATTGAAAGTTACGCAACGCAAAGCAGCCACAGCACCGGAACGCACCGTCCAGGGAACTGGCAACAAGTCTGGGACTGTGGACTCAACCCTCGAGCGGCTGCGCGCAGAGGCGGCAAAGTCTGGGGACTTCACCAAAGTCCTTCAGTACAAGAAGTCGAAGCAAGCGGCCAAGTAAACCATTTTGAAATAGGAGCCAATCATGGCAAATGCATTTTCCAAAGAAGAGCGCGTCGCGTTTGAAGACATCCTCGAAGGCTTCAATGACGCCTTGGTCCTGAGCCGCAACGTTGCGACTTACTCCACCGACTCCACGATGATGGAGCGCACCAACGACATCATCTGGCGTCCCCAACCGTACATCGCCACGTCCATCGACGGCGCGCCTGGTACGGACATCTCCGCGTCGTACAAGAACATGACCCAGCTTTCTGTGCCGGCTACCATCGGCTTCAGCAAGACTGTGCCGTGGACCCTGAACGCCAAGGAGCTGCGCGACGCTCTGCAAGAGAACCGTCTCGGCGACAGCGCCAAGCAGAAGCTGGCCAGCGACATCAACGTGGCACTCATGAACGTGGCATCTGCACAAGGTACCCTGTTTGTGAAGCGCACCGCTGCTGCTTCCGGCTTCGATGACGTGGCTCAGGCCGAAGCGATCTTCAACGAACAAGGCGTGCCTTCGTACGACCGCTACCTCGCTCTGAGCACGCGTGACTACAACGGCATGGCAAGCAACCTGGCTGGTCGTCAGAACATGACCGACCTGCCCAAGGAAGCTTACCGCCGCGCCTACGTCGGCATGATCGCGTCGTTCGACACGTACAAGCTGGACTACGCCAACCGCCAAGCTGCTGCAGCTGGTGGCGCCGGTCTGACGATCGACACCCGTGACGCCGCTGTCAACTACTACATCCCCAAGGCCACGAGCACCTCCGTGGGCGGCAAGATCAACGTTGACAACCGCTACCAGACCGTGACCGTGTCGAGCACCGCCTCGGTGGCCGCAGGTGACGCCTTCACGATCGCTGCCGTCAATGCCGTGCACCACATCACCAAGGGCGACACCGGTCAGCTGAAGACCTTCCGCGTCATCTCGGTGGACAGCGGCACGACCATGACGATCAGCCCGCCGATCATCAGCAACCAGGTGGCCAACGACGCGGCAGCCCAGTACCAGAACTGCGTGGTGAACACCAAGTCTGCTACCTCGGCCATCGTGTTCCTGAACACTGTTGCTGGTTACGTCAACCCGTTCTGGCAGAAGGACGCGCTGGAAATCCTGCCCGGCCGCTACGCCGTCCCGTCCGATGCTGGCACCGCAGTGATGCGCGCCTCCACCGATCAGGGCATCGAGCTGGTCATGCAGAAGTTCTACGACATCGACACGATGAAGACCAAGTACCGCTTGGACACTCTCTTCGGTGTGGTCTGCAAGCAGCCTGAAATGGCCGGCTTGATGATGTTCAGCCAAACCTAAGCTGATTGAGGGAAGGGGCTTCGGCCCCTTTCTTCAACCTGTTGACCAATCCACTTGAGGACACCAAAATGACTGAAGAAGTTAAAGCTGCCGACGACCAGTTCCCCACGCTCGTCTACAAGGGCCATGGCCCGCACTCCCGCGCTGGCGGCACCTACGACTACGTGGCTGCCAACGACCAGGAAGAACTCGACGCCAAGTTGGCTGACGGTTGGTTCACCACGCTGCCTGAGGCGATCGATGCTCACGACAAGCCCGTGGCGAAGTCTGACGACACTGCACCGCCGACTCGCAAAGAGCTCGAAGCCAAGGCCAAAGAGCTGGGCATCAAGTTCACCACCAAGACGACCGACGCTGAACTCGGCGCCGCGATTACCGCAGCACTCGCCAAGGAGTAATCATGGGCTGGACTAAGCGCCAATTCGTCACACAGGCCTTCGAGGAAATCGGGTTGGCGGCTTACGTCTTCGACCTGTCTCCTGAGCAGTTGCAAAGTGCCCTCCGCCGGCTGGACTCCATGATGGCGTCTTGGAACGCCAAGGGAATCCGGCTCGGCTACCCTATTCCATCCAGCCCTGACAACAGCTCGTTGGATGAAGAAACAAATGTGCCTGACTCGGCCAACGAGGCTATCTACACCAACCTCAGCACACGCATCGCGCCTGGTTACGGCAAGACAGTTTCTGAGCAGACAAAAGCCACTGCCAAAGATGCGTACAACACGCTCATGTCGCTGGCTGCCATGCCTCCTCAGCAACAGATGCCTGGGACGATGCCTGCTGGTGCTGGCAACAAGCCATGGCGCGTCTACGACGACCCTTTCTTGCGGGCTCCTGTCGACCCCATCCTCGCCGGCGAAGACGGCCCAATCGAATTCAACTAAGGATCCAACATGCCACAAATCAATCAACTTTCAGCTGTTGATCAGGTCCAGTCGGGCGATCAGATCCCCATCTACTCATCTGCCAATGGTGACGCGCGCAAGGCCTCACTGGCTTTGCTCAAGACCTTCTTCCAAGAAGGATTGACGTCGTCCGATGACAAGATCACCCAGTACTCTGCCCCGTCAGCAACCGGCTTCAGTGTCCAGATCGACAACAGTTCAAACAGCACTTGGCTTGTGCTGACTCCGACTGCAAGCTTTGCTGCTGGTACCTTGGTTCTGCCGTCAAACTCGAACTGTGTCGATCGCCAAGAGATCCTCGTCAACTGCACCCAAGCTGTGACGACGTTGACCATCAATGGAAACGGCTCGACAGTGACAGGAGCACCCACAACCCTGGCCGCCAATGCTTTCTTCCGCCTGCGCTTCGACGCAGTGACAGAAACCTGGTACCGCGTAGGCTAAGGAGCCGAGATGCAGATCCCTATTTTGAATGGTGTCTACGCTGACGGAAACCCCGACTTCCGCACGTCCTACCCTGTGAACATGGTTCCCGTGCCAAAGGAGCAGGGTATTTCCAACGGGTACCTGCGCCCAGCTGATGGCATTGTTCAGAGTGGGGTGGGTCCTGGTGTTGACCGCGGCGGAATCAACTGGGCCGGCGTCTGCTACCGAGTCATGGGCACTAAGCTTGTGAGTGTTGGAGATGGCGGCGTGGTCACCGTGCTTGGTGACGTCGGCAGTGGCGGACTTGTGAAGTTTGACTACTCATTTGACCGTCTGGCCGTAGCGTCTGGCAACCGCCTCTACTACTGGAACGGTACCGTGCTGTCACAGGTCACCGATCCAGACCTCGGCCCTGTCCTGGACTTCGTCTGGATCGACGGCTACTTCATGACGACTGACGGAGGGGCTCTGGTTGTCACCGAGCTCAATGACCCTATGTCTGTCAACCCGCTCAAATACGGGAGCTCTGAGGTTGATCCTGATGCCGTCGTCGCGTTGCTGAAGCTGAGGAACGAGGTCTACGCCTTGAACAGCAACACCATTGAAGTCTTTGACAACATTGGTGGAGACTTCTTCCCGTTCCAGCGTGTCGAAGGAGCCCAGATCCAGAAGGGCTGCCTTGGTACCGCCGCGTGCTGTGTCTTCGTCGAAGTGATTGCCTTCCTAGGCTCTGGGCGCAATGAGGCTCCTGGCATCTATCTGGCTGCCAACGCCACAGCAAACAAGATCAGCACGCGCGAGGTGGACGAGCTGCTGCTTGGGTACAACGAGACCGAGTTGTCCCTAGTGAAGCTTGAAGCGCGCAACGACAAAGCCCATCAACACCTTTACATCCACCTCCCTGACCGCACTCTCGTCTACGATGCCGCCGCGTCTCAAGAACTTGGTGAGCCAGTCTGGTTTACGCTGACGAGCACGCTCGACGGGTTCAGCCAGTATCGCGCCAGGAACTTTGTGTGGTGCTATGGCAAGTGGCTTTGTGCCGATACCGAGACAGGCAAGGTCGGCTACTTCATCAGCAATATCTCGTCGCAATGGGGCGAGACAGTCCGCTGGGAGTTTGGCACGTTGGTCGTCTACAACGAGGGCCGCGGCGCAATTTTCCACGAGCTTGAGCTTGTCTCGCTGACAGGTAGTATTGCGCTTGGGTCCAGTCCCAAGATCAGCTCGTCGTACTCCAACGATGGCATCACCTGGAGTCAGGACAAGAGCATTGGAGTTGGCAAGATCGGTGACCGGTCCAAGCGACTCGTTTGGCTGCAGCAGGGTACCATGCGGAACTGGCGCATCCAACGTTTCCGCGGAGACAGTCAGGCCCATATATCTGTCGCGCGCCTTGAAGCACGACTTGAACCTTTGGCGTATTGACCATGGCAGATCCAAAACCACTAACTCGCGATCAGCTGGCAAAGTTCCTGCCTGATCAGGAGGCAATCAAGCGCTTCGAGCGATTGTTTGCAGTTGCCGGAGACTTGACGCCAACTGACGTCGCCACACTTTACAGACTGACACAAGAAGCATCTACCGATGCAGGCATCGCTGACGCCAAGGCCCAAATGGCCATGGACTCGATCTTGAGTCTGGCTCAGGACGCGGCCATCAACTCAGGTGCTGCCGACCAGAAAGCATCTGAGGCGCTTGACACGCTTGGGCGCATCGCTCAGTCGCTTGAACTCATCGCCCTTTCGCCTGAGGCCAGACATGACAACTCACTGGCCACTGACTACATCGACGTCAGCACGACTGCGCCCTCCACAGGAGCTGTCGCCAGGCTTAGGTGGAACGACACTGATGGAACACTAGACCTTGGTTTGAAGGGCGGCAACGTCACTTTGCAGATTGGCCAGGAGAATGTCCTGCTGGTGAAGAACGACGCAGGCACGCCACTTGTTGATGGTGAGGTCGTGTACGTCTCTGGCGCTGCTGGGGCCAACTTGCTTGTCAAGCGAGCACTCGCTGATTCTGATGTGACGTCTGCCAGCACCATCGGCATCGTGACAGAACCGATTGCCGTCAACGGCCAGGGCTTCATCACGACCTTTGGTCAGGTGCGCGGTCTCAACACCAACGCCTTCAACGAAGGCGACATCCTGTACCTGTCACCAACCGTGCCTGGCGCAATTACCAATGTCAAACCTGTCGCACCTCAGCACATGGTCACCGTTGGCTATTGCACCAAGAAGTCAGCTGGCAATGGTGAGATTTTTACGAAGGTGGACAACGGCTACGAGGTCGATGAGTTGCACAACGTACTCATCTCCAACCCTGTCTTGGCTGGCAGCTTGTTGATCTACGATGAGACAGTAGGAGTTTGGAAAAATGCGCGCCTGACCGCAGGCACCAACGTCACCATCACGAATGCTGATGGTTCAATCACGCTGGCCGTTGCCGGAGCTGCGCCTACTGGAGTTGCTGGCGGTGTCCTTTCCGGCACGTACCCAAATCCTGGGTTTGCCGTTGACATGGCCACTCAAGCAGAACTTGATGCACACACCGGGAACACAAGCAACCCTCACGCAACAACGGCAGCCCAAGTTGGCGCCGACCCAGCTGGCACCGCATCAGCCGCCGTTGCAGCTCACGTCGCGGCCGCCGATCCTCATCCTCAGTACGCTCTTGATAGTGACCTTACCGCCTATGCGTTGAAGTCGGGCAATTTGTCTCAGTTTGCCGCCACGACGTCAGCTCAACTGGCTGGGGTCATCAGCGACGAGACAGGTTCAGGAGCTCTGGTGTTTGGGACCAGCCCAACGCTGGCCACGCCAAAAGCCACAACAACCATGGGCGTCGGCAACGCCACTCCTGCCGCGTCAGGTGCTGGCATCACGTTCCCGTCGTCTCAGTCTTCATCGACAGACGTCAACACACTTGACGACTACGAAGAAGGCACTTGGACGCCTGGAGTGATTGGCGACGGTGGTTCTCCAGGATCGGTTGCGTTCACAAGCGCAGGTTGGTACACAAAAATTGGCCGAGTGGTGACGCTGCAAGGCTACGTGATTTTCTCTAACCTTGGTTCGTGGACCGGGCGCGTTGGTATCACCGGCGTGCCATTCAGCTCTAACGTTGGCGGGGCTTACGGATCGGCCACCGGCTCGTTTCTTACGATCGCAGGCGCTTTGACAATGCAGTGCGCAATTGGAACTGTGTCCTTCACAGCAATTTACTTCCCATGGTCATCTAATATCGGAGGCGGTGGGGACAACGTACGATTCTCGAACATGGCGGCAAACACGGTATTCGCATTCACCGTCACCCACATGACATCAACCTAAGGAGCCCATCATGGCAGTCACAGTAAAGAACCTCATCCCTCGCAAACAAGCGGAAAACGTCCAGACAACGCAGTACACGGCCGAGAACTGCAAGGCCATCATTGACAAGTTCACGGTCACAAACACAAGTGCCGCCAACGTACCATTCAGCGTGAACCTTGTGGCAAGTGCTGGCGCTGCTGGCAACAGCAACTTGGTCCTCAAGACCAGGTCGATCGCACCCAACGAGACCTACACCTGCCCAGAACTTGTGGGCCAGACGCTTGAACCAGGTGGTGTTATTTCCACATTGGCTGGAACTGCCGCGTCTCTGACTATCAGCGCCTCGGGCCGTGAAATAACCTGATGGTTTACAAGGTGGCCGGATGCGTGTTAGTATCTGGCCACCTGTGGTACTAGATGCCACAGCAGCTGAGCCTAACGAGCAGCCAGCAGCTCATACCGCCCTGAAAAGGAGAGTCTGAATGCTGGCTGAAGCCAAATCCCACAGTATTGTGGACCCTGCTAAAATTGAGCAGGTAGAATCCCACCTCTTGGACCTGCCTCAAGTTGAGTGCCCAGTTGTCCACCACTTCGGCCCGGGTATCTACATCCGCGAAGTCACGTTACCTGCCGGCACGTTGGCCATCGGCCACGCACAACGTTTCGACCACCTCAACATCATGCTGACAGGCGCAGTTGCGATGGTCGGTGACGATGGCCAGACCAAGGTGCTACGAGCTCCCATGATCTTTGTTGGCAAGCCTGGTCGTAAACTCGGCTACGTGCTTGAGACTTGCATCTGGCAGAACGTCTACGCCACTGAGGAGCGCGACATCGACAAGCTTGAATCGATGTTCCTCGACAAGAGTACCACATGGCAGGCGCACGCTGAGGCGGCCAAGCAGCTTGAAGTCTACCACCGCCGTGAGGACCGTGAGGACTTTGAGCTTGTCGTGCGCCTTGCGGGTTTCACGCCTGCCGCCGTACGCGCCCAGTCTGAAAACCCACACGACCAGATCCCCATGCCAAGCGGTTTTGCGCCGAAGTTCACCGTGCGCGACTCGGCCATCGAGGGCAGGGGAGTCTTCCTGAGCACACCAGCTGACCAAGATGAAGTCATCGCGCCAGCTCGTATTGATGGCATGCGCACACCTGCTGGGCGCTACACCAACCACTCCAAAACCCCCAATGCCAAGTTTGTCAAGGACGAGAGTGGCGACATCTGGCTTGTGGCTCTGCGTCGCATCGCTGGTTGTTCTGGCGGCAGCCAAGGTGAGGAGGTCACAGTTGACTACCGTCAAGCCCTTGCCCTTTCAGGCATCAATCTAATCGAAGGAGAATCCCAATGAGCGGAATCGCAACGGCCGTCGTGGCCGGCTCTGTCATCACCGGCGTGATGGCCAGTAACGCCCAATCTGATGCAGCCGAGGCCGCCGCAGGCGCCCAAACCGCGTCAAGTCAAGCATCGATCGAGGAGCAACGTCGCCAGTTTGATGCCGTGCAGAAGCTGTTGTCGCCGTACGTCACCGCAGGTGAGACTGCTATCGGAGGTCAACAGAATCTTCTTGGTCTTGCAGGTCCTGAGGCCCAGCAACAAGCCATAGCAGCACTCGAGTCAGGGCCGCAGTTTCAATCGATGATGAAGCAAGGTGAAAATGCCATTTTGCAGAATGCTTCGGCGACTGGAGGTCTACGTGGAGGCAATGTGCAGGCGACTCTTGCTCAGTTCCGCCCGCAGCTGTTGAGCCAGTTGATTGAATCTCAGTTTAGCAAACTTGGTACCGTCTCCGGTCTGGGCCAGGCATCGGCAGCAGGTCAAGCGGCAGCGGCCCAGCAGACTGGCGCCAACATCGGCAACGCCTTGACACAGCAAGGTCAGGCAGCGGCCGGAGCAGCTCTTGCTCAGGGTCAGGCTCAAGCCCAGATGTGGGGCAACATCGGAGGCACCATCGGCAACGTCGCCACGCTTAAAGCTCTGAAGGTATTCTAATCATGGCACAACCATTCAACTACATGCTCAACGTCCCAGACCCGACCCAGTCGGTCATGGGTGGCGTTCAAAATGCCCTGAACATCTCCAACATGATGTCTCAGCGAAACCTGGCCGAGCAAAAAGCCCTCGACCTCCAGAAGACCCGCGAGACCCAGGCCCAGATGGAAGCTGACCTCGGTGCTCTGTCGCAAAACCCGACTCCGTCGGCCTTGGCCAGCATGATGGTCAAATACCCATCGCTCAGCGAAAACTTCAAACGCACCTACGACGTTCTCAGCACCGAGCAGAAGGACTCGCGACTCGGCCAAGCTACGCAGGTCTATGCCGCACTCCAATCTGGCAAGCCAGAGATTGCCCAGCAGCTGCTGACTGAGCAAGCCACAGCCTACCGCAACTCTGGCCAAGAGCGTGAAGCCAAAACGCTTGAGGACCTGGGCGTGCTGATCAAGACAAGTCCTGAGACCGCCAAGACTTCCACAGGCCTCTTTCTGGCTTCGGCCATGGGTCCTGACAAGTTCACTGAGACGTTCACCAAGCTTGAGACCGACCGACGTGCCCAAGAGTTGCAGCCGTCTCAGTTGACCGAATCTCAGGCCAAAGCCCAGAAGGCGGCGGTCGAGGCCAAGTTTGCCGAGTCGGGCGCCGTGCTCGACCTGCAGAAGAAAGGTTGGGACATCACGAAGATCCAAGAAGACATCAAGATCGCCAAGCAGAATGCTTCTATTGCCGCCCTCAATGCTCAGATTGCTCGTGAGGGGAACCAGATCAAGCGCGAAGAGAATCAGCTCAAGTTGCAAGACATGGTCCAGAAACGTGATGAAGCTGTACGCACCAAAGCGGCTGACCTTGAGTCTGCTCGCACGAACATGGACAACATGCTCAACACGGCTGACCGCATCTTGAAGACACCGCTTGGCGTCATCGGTTCGGCAGCTGGTCCAGTGTCATCGCGCATGCCCACACTCAGCCAGGACACGGCCGACTTCGAGGCTCTTGTCGAGACTCTTGGCTCGCAGTCGTTCATGGCCCAGATCCCGAACATCAAGGGCATGGGCGCCTTGTCCAACGCCGAAGGCGAGAAGCTCCAAGCGGCTCTGCAGAACTTCAGCTTGAAACAGTCTCCTGAGCGTCTGCTTGAGAACGTGCGCGAGGCCCAGCGCTTGGTCATGAAAGCGCGCAAGAACATGACTGCACGTGCTGGCCTGCCTGAGACCATCCCTGACACGCCGGCCGTGAGCACGTCTGGTGGCGACATCGACGCACTCGTGAAGAAGTACACCCAAGGAGCCCGCTAATGGCAACACTCCAAGAACTTGAGCAGGCCTTGGTCAACGCCGACAAGGCGGGCGACCTCGATGCTGCTCGGCGCTTGGCTGCCGTGCTTGTCAAGGCTCGCCAAGATACCACAAACCAGATCCCAGACACGATTGTGCCTGGCACGACGCCTGAGTACGTTGAACCATCGCTTGGCGAGAAGATCATCGGCACTGGTGAGGCCGCATTGACGATTGGCACTGGTGCAGTTGGCGGCACAGCCGGTCTGATCGGCGGCACACTGAAGGGACTGGCTGAACAGATCCTGTCCGGCCAGTTTGGTAGCCAAGAGGCAGCCAATCTGGTCCAGAAGTCAGCCATGCAGGGGGCTCAGGCATTGACCTACGCGCCTCGCACTCAGTCAGGCCAGGAGCAAGTACAAGCTGTCGGCGAAGTACTCCAGAACGTCCCTCCTGTCATCCCAGTCGTTGGTCCGATTGGAGCCGTGGCTGCCAGCACCAAGATGGCAGCGCCAGTAGCTGCCGCAGCGGCCGGTCGTGTTGCCGCACCTGTTGTGGCTGCCACCAAGCGGGCAGGGCAAGCTGTGTCTAAAGTCACTGAGCCGATTCGTGAGATGCTGCCAGGAGCGACCGCCAAGCGTCCCACCCCAGGAACTCAAGCATCTGGTGGTTCGGCTGGTGTTGACATGGCCACGCTGCGCCAGGCGAAAGCCGATGAGTTGCCAGTGCCCATCAAGCTGACTGAGGGCCAAAAGACTCGCCAGTTTGAGCAGCAGCGCTTCGAGCGCGAGACGGCCAAGCTGCCTGAAGTTGGTGCTCCAATCCGTGAGCGATTTGCCACGCAGAACAAGCAACTCCAGCAAAATCTGGAGAGCTTCATCGACATGACTGGAGCCGAAGCCCCTGACCTGCGCTCCATCGGCCTGACCGTGGACAAAGCGTTGCGTGATCGTGCCGCTCGTGACAAAACCCGCATCCGCACCCTGTACAAGGAGGCTGAAAAGGCTGGTGAGATGGAAGCGCCTGTCAAGCTTGACACTGTGGTCCAACATCTGGTTGACAACGCGCCTGAGGCCGAGGTGGCCAACGTGCTCAAGGCAACTCGTGCCAAGGCCCTGCAGCTTGGCGTGGCCACTGAGGCGCCTGACGGTACCTTGGTTGCCCAACCAGTGAGCCTGAAGACCGCTGAGCTGTTTCGTCGATCGATCGGTGGCGCCACCAACGCCGAACCGACCAACATCATGCAAGCTTCACAGATGCGGAGCCTTATTGACGCGTCGACTGAAGGTCTCGGCGGCAACATGTACAAGCAGGCTCGCTCAGCTCGTGCACGATTTGCCAACGACTACGAGAACATTGGCCTGGTGAAGAATCTGCTTGGCCAGAAACGCGGTTCCAATGATCGCGCCATCGCCATGGAAGATGTTCTGCGCCGCTCAGTCATCGACCCTTCGACATCTCTTGACACCGTGCGCCAAGTGCGTCGCCTGCTTCAGACCGAGGGTCCTAATGGCCAACAGGCCTGGAAAGAACTCCAAGGCGGTACGCTCAAGTTCTTGCGCGACGAGGCCACCAAAGGTGTGGGTCGCGATGAACTCGGCAACGCTGTCTTGTCACCCGCCCAGCTTGACCGAGTCATCACACAACTTGACAAGTCTGGCAAGCTGGACTTCGTGTTTGGCAAAAAGGGCGCCGAGCAACTGCGCACCATCAACGATGTGGCCAAGGACGTGTTGACGACTCCAGCAGGAGCTGTCAACACCAGCAACACAGCCAGCGTTTTGGCTGGCATGATGGACATCGCGATCAGCGGCACGGCCGGCGTCCCAGCCCCCATCATGACAAGCTTCAGGCTGATGACGAAAGGTGTCAAAGATGCAAAAACACGTGCTCGCGTTAAGCGTGCCCTCGGCGAGTAATTAAGGAGAAACCAATGACCTACCCAGTATCCCAGCCGTTTAAGATCTTTTGCGATGCCAGTGGCAAAGCATTGGAGGACGGCTACCTCTATTTTGGCACCGCCAACCAAAACCCTCAGACAAACCCTGTCGCTGTCTATTGGGACGCGGCAGGCACAATTCCGGCCGTGCAGCCCATTCGCACGATCAATGGCTATCCTTCTCGCAATGGTTCGCCGTCACTCATCTACGTGGCTGGTGACTACTCGATCACTGTCCGCAACAAGCGCGACGAGTTTGTGTTCACGTCGCCTAACTCGTACGAGTTTGCTCTTGTCTCAGGTGTGTTGGGAGCGAGCGACGGCGCCTCGTTGATCGGCTTCATCAACACAGGTGCTGGCGCCACGGAGCGGAACCTGCAAGACGTGCTGCGCGAGATTATCCGAGTCACTGACTACTCAGACCTGGTTTTCACGGCTACTGCTCGCTCGCCTGGCGACCCAGCCAGCCACCTGCTGCTGACGTTTGAGTGCTGGGACCTAGCCATCCAAGCTGCTTTGGACGAAGCAGATGCTCGCGGAGGCGGAGTTGTCGTGCTTCCGCGCAACCCCAACCAGACCTACTACGTCCGCGACCCGTTCTACGTGAAGGACAACACCACGTTCGTTTGTGAAGACTGGTTGGTCTTGGCCGACTACAACTTCTTTGGCGGCACGATGGGCGCCACCGGTGACAACATCGCCGTGCACAATCTTCGCATCGACAACAGCAACATCTACGCCGGTGGCTCTGGTTACAACGGCATTGGTGCCGGTGGCAAGAACATCAAGTTCTACGGCGGCATCATCAAGAACTGCGCTCGCGGTTTTGACCCTGATCCTTCTTCTCCTAATGATGGCGGCAAGGGTTCACAGATTGAAGCCGGCGGTGGTGAGGACATCGTCATCGATGGCATGACCTTCTCCAACTGCTTCATGGCCATGTCTACGATCCGCGGGTTTGAGGATCCTGATCCCTACTACGGCATCGTCTACAACAACATCACTGCCGACAATTGCCAGATCTTGTTCTTTGTGCGTCAGACCAATGGCTACAGCCAGACTGGGTTGCAGCACACGGTTGAGCTCAACAACTTCTACGCGGTCAACTGCGGCTCGTATGAAGGAACGTTCCAGTTCTCACG